CCGCAGACCCAAAATCCACGTTTTCCCTATACGTCCCGTCTCGAACAGCAATAACTTGGCCAGTGGTGGCGGCATTCACAGCCGCTTGAATAGTAGTGTAATCCCCACCACCACCAGAATCGACAATAATATCCGCCGTTGTTCCTGCGTCATACGAAGCATCAAACCCGCGCGATACTACGCTTGTAGCCAATGAAAATACATAGTTTGCCATTAGGTTGCATCCCCTCCGGCTTTCCAGCCGTCAGCGTTTACAGTCGCAGCGTTGCCAGCAATGCGCTTGTGTAGGTATTCGACGCCTGCGCCGTTGCCACCGTCAAAGCCAGTGGTGGTAAGGTAAACCTCAAGGTATTCAATCTCTACGCCCTCATGCATCAACTGCGTTCCGGTGGAGGTTGCAAGGAAAGATATTTCACGGGCGCTCGTAAATACGCCATTTGACGCCGTACTATAGGCCACTGTCGTCGGCCCGCTACCGTTAAGCGACCATGTATATTCGTCTGCTGTGTGGTCGGCCTTCATGTCCAGCGTGTACCAAGTATCGTTTGCCCATGTGGTAAGAGCAATGTTCGTGCCAACCAAGCTGGTGCCGGTTGAGTCTTCGAGTTTCTCAAATGTAATGTTATTGTTGGCCCACAATTCAACATCAAAGCTGTCAGATTCGATATTCCAAAGCGCTGCGAGGACAGGGAAAGATGTACCAGTAGGGATACGGAACTTCGCAATAAATCGAACAGCCGTCGTGTTGGCTGGCAAATTTGACGGGTCCACGAAATACGGCCCTGTTGCGCCTTGAGTAAAGAACGTGGCCTCAGTCACCGTGTTAATTGCAACCGGACCATCAGAGTAGACAGTCGAGAGGTTCGCGCTGGCATCTTCGAAAACAATCTGGATATAATGATTGCCGCTCAATCCAGTTGTGAGTGGGGGTGTATATGGGCCACCGCCAACATTGGCAGAGAAAGTACCAAAGTCTACTTGGTTCGTCAGGCCAGCGCCGCCCCCACCCGCCGTTTTGACCGCTGCCGCACTTGCTGCGGATTGGTCGGAGGTAGTGACAGAGAAATAAGCCGTGGAGTTTTCCGACAGGTCAGAAATCGTGATTGGCACATCGCCGTCTGCTTCCTGCGTCCCGGCTGTGATACCTGTGGCAGTTGGAGGGGTAACATCCAATTCTTGCGAACCAAGTTCAAACGGAAACTCATAAGGAAAACCAACCGGCGCCGATTCCCCATCTATATAGTGGAAATACCAAAGGGCTTTTTTGTAGGAAGGAAACTTGTGGTTGTTGTACACATAACGTCTACCATCCCAAGTCATTCCATATGGGAGGTCGGCTCTAACAGCCTCATTATATGTTTGGGTTCTGTTAGCCATAATACCTTATACCCTTTGTGGTTATGATTTTAGGTTCAGGAAGGATACACTTTTCTGAGTTACACCCTTAAACAAGAGTTGAGTTATTGCCCAAACCATAGCATCATACCTATCGGGGGACTTATGTTTGCCTAGAGGTTCAAAAGTTGTCATCTGGGTTTCTAGTTCAGATAGGGAATGTCCAGAGTTGGGGTTGCTGACATGCTTAACAAATCCCTTTTCGTATTTAAGAGAGATTGGTTCTGCTCTAGCAATCTTGGCGTTTGAGGCGAAGACACCCTTGAGAGGAATGTCAGGATCAATACCACGTATCACTGTAGGGATGAGATCTCCACCAGCATTATATTCGTAGACCACCATATTTGCGTTCCATTCATGGTACAAAGCAATGGCTTTTGAGGCCCAAGCCTCTGGTAGTCCCTTGAAAGAGTGATCTTCTAGGACGTAAGCAATACCTTCTTCACTAAGGCCAGCTACGATAATACCCGTGAGGTCACTCTCTACGTTATTAGTTGTAGCAGGGTCTAGGGATATTACAATCTGTTGTAGGGGTGGTACTTCGTCTCTCTTAACCTGACAGGCATCAATCATGTCTCCTGTCCAGAGAGCGCCCTCATTCTCAGTCAATACTTCAGCATAAAGTTCCTGCCTACCCAGACGGGTTCCCTCAAATTGGGCTTTAACAGCTTCGATGTATTTACCGGAGAGGTTTGCAGCATTGTCATAAGTGCTGCCACTTGTAATATGAGTAGTTGGGTCTTTTAGGAGTTTTCTAACCAAAGATGTTGACTTTGGAGTGGTGCTTACACAGACCCTAGGGTGTTTACCAAGACGTAGACAGAACTGGAGCATGTCCCAAGTGTCTTGATCCTTGTTCCAAGCAGCTAATTCATCCGCCCAAGCATAGTGGAATTGTGGTCCCCTAAGACGTTCTGGTTCCTCAGCGGAGTAAAACTCTATCTTAGCCCCATTAGCCCAAGTTAGGGTTCTCTTGGTTGGGGACCACTCAGGGAAGCCCATCTTAGCCCCACGATGGGTTCTATCATTAGGGGAGCAGATGTTAAGGAAACCTGATTCACCCTTAACCATAACCCTTTCAATGTCAGAGTTGGTAGAGGCTACAGCAGCACCCCTCTTGAGGCCCCTCTTAACCTGTTCTCTACACCACTCAGCACCAGTTCGAGTTTTGCCGAATCCCCGGCCAGCATTAAGGAACCATGTGTTCCAATCCCCCTCTGGAGCTAACTGCTCTGGTCTAGCCCAGAAGGACCAATCAAATTTCAATTCCTTGAGTTGGGTAACGCTGAGGTTAGACAACACCTCTTGAACCTTGTCGGGGTCCAGCTCTCTAAGTGTGTTGGCGTTTATTTCCATAGTGGGTTATTACTTTTCGGGTTTGGCCATCCCCAAGGCTTCTAGGATAGCGTCTCTAGCTGATTCTTCTTCATCACCATTCAAATCAACTTCTAGGTTTACAGTAGCATCAACCTTCTGCCAGTCACTACCACCCCTACGCTCTAGTACGAACTTAGCTGCATCTAGGTTAGCATCCTCAAGGTGGTGATGAATAGTCCCTGTAGCTTTGGATACGAGGTAAGCACTCTCTTCTAACCACACCCATTCGTAATGCTTTAGAAAGGTAGGATGGGAACCGGGCATGTTCTGGAAGTTACCTTGTCCACTAAGAAGATCGAAGATAGCCTTTCTGCTCATACCTTCTCTAGCTAGACGACGAACCTCAGCCTCAATCTTCTTGTCATATTGATAGTTGGCTCTAGCCATTTAACTACATCCTCTTTTGTCTACTACCATAACAAACCAACAGTTAGGTAGATCGAATAGTTACCCACAACTCACAATGTGGCTATGGGACTCCCGTCTGCGGGAGTAAACTTTATAACTACAATCCATATGGTCTAAACATCATAAGAGAGTTTAAAGATCATAGTAGAAATCTGTTAGGGGAAAATCCTCATAAGGTATATACATTAGTATTTACCTTAAGTTCTTTACTACATACTCTTATGTATATTTACTATCATAATTTATAATCCTATAGAGTATTATCTATTATGGTTATTAATTCCTGATAGTTTATAATCCTAGAGTTGGGTAGCTTAAGAAGTAGCGGGTGGTTGTTACATTGGGAGGATACCAGTGTTCCCCCCTTTATCCCCCCTTCAATAATATATACATCCATAGTCAGGATTTTATAAGTAGAAAAATGCAACAATCTTGAACTTTTTTCCTATGTAGTTGATTTCTAAAGATTCTTTTTTCTTGTTTTTCTCGTGTTCTGTGTAGTCCAAGACATTTGGTCAGGTCATTTGTACATACATTTGGTGGTTACATTGTGGTGGTTGGTAATTCCACCGGGGCTAACCCCTTGGTTTATCGACGCCGGATTTTTTTTCTTTTGGATTCCACTCGGGCAACCGCCCCACCCCCGAATCATCCCTCAGATTACCGGGGGTCCCATCCGCTATGTCAAGGGCTTGACACAGGATCAAAGCAAAAGAATCATCACCTGTGACAATTTTACCACAGTTACCCTACGTCACCTTACCCTAGGTCACCTTACCCTGCTTACCCTGCCTTACCTTAGGTCACCTTAGCTGTAGCATTGGTGCAACACATTTGCATAAACATTTGATATTACATTAGAAAACACTTGACGAGAGGGCGAATCGGGCAGGTC